ATGGCCGTGATGGAATGGATACAGAGCGCCATGATGGGATTCATCGGGCTGGATATTTTCCCGTTGTTTCCGACGCCGGAGCAATCCGCCAGTTACCCGGTAATTCCCATGGAGGCGTTGCTAGACGCCGATACGGATCATCGTGCGCCGCGCGGGACCTACAAGCGGGATGACTGGGAATTTGAACGTGGATATTTCGTAACGTCGGAAAAGGGCCGTGAGGAGCCCATCGACGACACGGAGCGCAAGCTCTTCAATCGGGAGGCGCCTGGGCTTGCGGATATGGTGGCCACCCAGCGGGCGTACCAAAAGATCATGCGTTCCCAGGAAAAACGCATTGCTGACAAGTTGTTCAATGCGAGCAATTTCACCGCTAACGCCGTGACCAACGAGTGGGATGACGCTACCAACGCCACCCCCGTGGATGACGTGTCCGACGGAGTGGCCGCGTTTCGGCTTCAGTGTGGGATGTTCCCGGACGCGCTGGTCATTTCTTGGCCTGTCTTCAAAAATTTGAAGAAGTGCGACCAGGTCGTCGACCGGCTGAAATACACGTTTCCCGGAATCGACCTCGAAAAGATGACCAGCGCCCAGCTTGCGACTCTGTTTGACGTGCCCCGCGTTCTTGTCGGCGGCGCGGTCTACAATTCCGCGAAAAAGGGGTTGTCCGCGAGTCTGGCGAATTTGTGGAGCACGGAGTACGCCGCCCTGGTGAAAATCGGGTCAGGCATGGACATCACCGAGCCGTGCGTCGGCAGGACGTTCTTGTGGACTGAGGATAGCCCTGCCAATCCCATTGTCGAGGAATACCGGGAGGAGGCTTCGCGAAGCGACATCATCCGCGTGCGGCATCACGTTGATGAGGCGCTCATTCAGTCCAAAGACGATTCCGGTACCGTAGTCAGTAACGTGGCTTCTGCCTGTTGCTACCTGTTCTCCAACATCACGACCTGATAGGCGCGAATGAGCGTAGAATCCGCCATAACCCAGGCGATGGATGACCTGTTCGCCGATATAGGACAGGCCGCAGTGTATACGCCATCGGCGGGCGACCCTGTCGCCTGCCAGGTGGATATATCGCAGGTTCAGACGCTTCAGCCGGGCGGATTTGACGGCCAGGTGTACGCCGTGCGGACCACGATTGAGTATCGTCTGGCCGAGGTCGGCGTGGTGGCCTCCCGGGGGGAGACGTTTACGGTGGGGTCCGTCACGTGGACCGTGGATGGCGTGATCGAGCAGGATGACCGCATGGTGAAGGTGGTGGTGAAATGAGCCGAGGTTTTTCGGTAAAGGTAAGCAGGGCGGATGAGGCGCGAATGCTCGCCTTGTTGTCCGGCATTAACGAAGGTCGAGAAAAGGCGGTCGGCAAGGCGGTCAATCAAACGCTCAAATTGGTGAAGCCTGAAAGTTACCGGCAGGTGAGCAAGCGCTATACCGTAGGCAAGCAGCGATTCAACAAGGCTGTGACGGTGACCAAAAACGCCAAGATCAAGCGCGGCGCCAAGGCCGCGCGGCACGTCCTGCTCGACGTATCGGCCGTCCCGGTGCCGGGAGACCCGCAGGCGCTTGTCGAGCGGCAGTGGGCCGCGTGGGGCGACCTGGGGCGGGAGCTACTGCAGCTGGCGCAGACGGACAGCGCGGAGGGCGCGTCTATTTTGGTCGAGGATGGCGAGCGGGTGCCGTGCACCGGCGAGACACCGGAGGCGGACGACATGACAGAATCGGAAGACACTGGCGCGCGAGGTGAGGACGCGTGGGCGAGCGTTGCGGCCGCGATGGTCGCGGTGTTCGACCGCGAGTCCGACGACCCGGACGAGGAGCGCCAGCGGGCATACCGGGCGCTGCTGCCGAAGTACCGGCGGCACGGGGTGGAGCCGCCGGAGATGCTGACGGCGGACGAGGTGCGGGCGCTCGGCGATGCCGAGTGGCGCGACCTGTTCCTGGCGGGCGAGCTCGACGCGGCGGCCGACGTAACGGCCGTGCGCATCGGAGCCGTGCTCAACGCCCGCAATCGCAAGCTACTACGCCAGGCGGCCGACAACATCGCGGCCGTGCTGTCGAGTGCGGACAAGCCCGACGAGGCCGAAAGAACGGCCGACGACGAGCCGGAGCAACGAGCGGCCACAGAGCCGGATGCTGGCGCGGATACCGCGACCGGCCCGGATACCGAGCCCGGTGAGGGCACGCCGCCGCCCCCGGCCGAAACAACCGATCCGCTAGCCGATCTGCGCGCGATGCGGGCTCTCATAACGGAGGACCACGATGGCTGACACGACGAATGAGCGCGAGGTTCTGATTCAGGAAATCGCGGAGAAGGTGAAGGCAACGTCGGGCGAGACGATGACCGCCGAGCAGGAGCAGTGGGTGCGCGGCATCGTCAAGGCGGAACTTGACGCGGGTGGGCGCGGCTACCGGCCGCAGCCGACGGGGCGAGACGAGGACATGCTGCAGGGCACCGTGTACGGGCGCCTGGGCATGACGATCGGCGACGTCGAGATGGTATACGACCTGCTGAACGCGTCCGAGGGCAAGGTGCGGGGCGCCAGGGGCCCGAACGACGCGACTCGCCGCATCGTCGAGACGGTGCGCGAGCAGCGTGCGCTGGACACGGCGGAGTCGGGCTTCGGGTCGCAGCTCGTGCCGGACGCAATCTACGTGCCCGAGATCTGGGATACGGCGCGCGAGCAGTACAGCCGCATTGGCGGGCTGATCGAGTCGCGGACGATGCAGGGGCCGGTTGAGAAGCATCCGGTGCTGGCGTCGGTGCCCGACATGATCTACGTCGGCGAGACGTCGGACGCGATCTCAAGCGCGAGCGCCTACGGGACGCAGAAGCCGGGCAGCAACGAGGTCACCCTGACAGCCAAGAAGTTCATCGCCCACTACAACTACTCGGGCGAGATGGTCGAGGACAGCATCGTGCCGTTCGTGCCGCTGCTCCGGACGTCGGCCGCGATGGCGCAGGGCAAGTTGATGGACAAGCTGGCGCTGAACGGCGACACGACGAACGCGGGCACGGGCAACATCAACTTGGACGACGCCGACCCGACGGACACGAACTACTACCTAGCGGCGGACGGCATCCGGCACGCGGCGCTCGTTGACAACACGGACAACGCGACGAACCACGCTGGCGCGGTGTTGTCGTGGGAGGCGGTTGTGAAGCTCCCGACGCTGGCGCTTGACCGCACGTACGACACGCACTGGGGCCGGCCCGAGGACGCCAACAAGTGGGTCTACGTGGTCACGCCCGAGCTGGACAACGACATTCTCGGGCTGTCGGAGATCACGGACGCGCGCGCGAACGTCGGGCGGCAGCCGGAGTACACGCCGCTCAACGGCGAGCTGGCGCGGATCGCCGGCAACCCGGTCATTTCGACGATCGGCATGGGGATGACCGAGGCGGACGGCAAGATCAGCACGACGGCCGGCAACAACACGCTCGGTCAGATCGTGGGGTTCAACCCGGACGGCCTGATGTGGGGCGTCAAGCGGAACGTCACGTTCGAGATCGAGCGCGAGGCGCGCTACGACATGTGGGCGATCGTCATGAGCACGCGCGTGGCGCTGGGCCGGTTCACGCCGACGGGTGCGGCTTCGGGCATCGAGTGGGCTACCGTCTTGTACAATGTCCAAAACAACTAGGCGAGAGCCTGGATAGGAGACTAGACCATGGCTACTCGAAAGGAGATCGCCTGGATCACCGACGAGGACTGCAAGCTTCAGGATAACGCGAAGCTCATCTTCGGTGACGGGGCGGACAGAGAGTCGGAGACCGTCGGCGACCTGTACATGGCGTGGGACGGCACCGACTTCGACATCACGCAGGCCGGCACAAACAGCGCCATCAACATCGGCGTGGACGGGGCCGGCATGGACTTCAAGCTGTTCGGCGACACGGCTAGCGCGTACCTGCTGTGGGACCAGTCGGCCGACGATCTGATCCTGTCCGGCGCGGCCGGGCTGGTGATGAACGGGACGGCGGGCATTTCGCTCGGGGACGACGTGAAGCTGTCGTTCGGCGCGAGCAGCGACATCACCATCGACTGGAACGCGGCGGGCGGGCTCGACGTGCTACAGGCTGCGGCCAACAGCATGATCAGCCTGGGCGTCGACAACGCCGGAATCGACGTGAAGTTCTTCGGGGACACGGCGTCCAGCTACATGCTCTGGGACCAGTCCGGCGACGAGCTGATCTTCGAGGGCGCGGACCTGTGGCTGAAGGACTCGGACCAGTTGGAGTTCGGCGACGCATCCGACGTGGTGATGGCGTGGGATGGTACGGACTTCGACATCACGGCGGCGGCCGACGACAGCGTGCTGAAGATCGGCAACGGCACGAACGACTTTGACGTGTGGGTCTACGGCAACATCGCCACGGCCTACACGTTGTTCGACGCGGGTTCGTCGTCGGTGCAGTTGTGGGGGCCGACGCGGCCGCAGGGCTTCAACGGGCTGTCGCCTCGGTTCGAGCTGGCGTGGCTGGCCGGCGCCGAGGGGCTCGTGGGGGTAAACGCCGACGCGACGGACGGCGCGGACCACGACCAGGTGAGCGTTGCGCCGCACCTTGACGCAACCCAGTCGGTGTGGTCGGAGGTCACGTGGGGCACGGACACGGAGACGCACTGGGAGTGCGACATCTCGACCGGTGCGGCCATCACGAACTGCATCATCTGGGCGGGCCTGAAGCTGACGAACACGAGCACGACGGCGACGGATGCGGACCAGGTGTTCTTCCGATACCAGAACGGCGTGAACGGCGGCGAGTGGCAGGCGGTGTCGAGCATCGCGGACTCCGACGATGAGCACGACACGAACGTCGCGGTGCAGACGGCAACGCGGTATCACTTGAAGATCGAGGTCGCGTCCGACCGGACGGCGCGCATGTACATCAACGGCGCGTTGGTCGAGACGACGGCGGCCCTGACTGACGCGACGGACCTGATCCCCTACATCGGGGTGCAGTCCGAGGGCGCGGCCGAGGCGAAGACGCTGTACGTCCACGGCCAGGCGATCAGCCGGGCCATTGGCTAAGAGACGGATACCGGGCCGGGGGTGGCGCGAGCTATCCCCGGTTACCGGGAAGGAGCGCACCATGAACCTTGACGACATGAAGGCGAAGCGCGAGGAATACGACGGGAAGCTGCAAACGGCGATGGCGGAGTTGGAGCGGTTGCGCCAAGTGGTCTTGCGGCTGCAAGGGGCACGCGCGGCGCTTGACGAGATGATCGCGGCCGAAGAGGCCGAGGAGGCAGACGATGGCACAGACTAGCGCGGTGACGCTCGGGGGAATCAAGCTGCTCATCTCCGACGCCATCACCGAGAGTGACACGGGCTCGACGGTCACGGTGTTCAGCGTACCGGCGGAGCACTACGTGCCGCCGCAGGGTTCGTGGGTGTACGTGGCAGAGGCGTTCACGGGCGGCACGCCGTCGCTGGACATCGGCGACGCTGACGACGCGGACGGATGGGTGGACACGACGGCCATCACCGAGGGAACGGTCGGAAGCTATGCGGACGTGGACGCGGCGTACAACGCGACGGGCAAGTACTACAGCTCGGAGACGGCCATCACGGCGACGGTCTCGGCGAGCCTTACGGACGGCACGGCGTACGCCTTCATGATCTGCTTCGACATGAGCAACCGCGACTTGGCGGCGGCGTAGCGGACGGGGGTGCCGGATGGGTAGGACGCTGAACGTAGCATCGGCGGCGATCACAACGACCGGCGCGGCCGGGTCGGCTACCGGGTCTGGCACCGTCGCTGCCGCGCCGGGCGAGTTGGCGTTCGTGAAACTGGACTACCACGCCAGCGCGCCCGGTGCCACAACGGACGTGACGCTGACGCAGACGGCGGAGCCGACCGCGATCCTGACGAACACGGACAGCGCGACGGACACCATCGTGTGTCCGCGCCTGTCGTGCGTCTCGACGGCTAATGCGGCCATCACGGACTCGCACGCGCCGCTGTATATCCACGGGCCGGTCTCGGTGGCAGTGGCGGGGTGCAACGCACTCACGGCTGCCGTGACTGTCTACGTGGGGACGTGGAGCTAGGCATGGGATGGTACAAGGCGCAATGGGACTACAGGTCCGACCTGTGGCCGGAGCCGATCGCCGAGGGCGTGATCCTGCAGATCACCGACGAGCAGGCGGCAATGCTCAACAGTGACTCGCCGGGCGTCGTCGAGCCGGTGAAGATGGCCGAGGTGGAGGACAAGCCGAAGAGCGAGCCGAAGGCGCGCGTGGTGGAAGAGCCGCCGAAGACGACGGCGAAGAAGTCACCGCGTAGGCGCAAGGCGACCACGAAGGGCGACTGATGAGCGGCATCGCATCGTACGCGACCACGGCGCAACTCGCGCAGCGGATCAATCGCGGCGAGGGTTGGACGGATACGGAGTCGGCGGTGCTTACGCAACTGCTGGCGGACGTGTCGCGTCTGATCGAAGAGTACACCGGCCGGCGGTTCTGGGACTCGGCGGCGGGTACGGTGCGCTACTTTACAGCGTCGAGTGCGGCGGTGTTGTTTGTGGACGACGTTACGACGATCACGGCGGTGGAGACGGACGAGAACGGCGACCGCACGTATGAGCACACTTGGGCGTCGACCGACTACGACCTGCTGCCGTACAACGCTAGCGAGTTGTCTAAGCCATACACGCGACTGCGCGTGACGCCTACGGGCAACTACGCGTTTCCGGCCGGCGTGCCGAAGGGCGTCAAGATCACGGGTACGTGGGGCTGGCCGTCGGTGCCGGACCTCGTGCGCGAGATCACGCTCTTGGAGGCGTCGCGGCTCTGGGCGCAGGGTAAGAGCCCCAGCGGCATCGTCGCGTCGCAGGAGCTGGGCACGTTCATCATAGAGCCGCAACTACACCCGCAAGCGATGGCGCGGCTCAACGTCCTGAAGCGTGTGAGGGTGCGCTAGTGGCCGATAGCGGCGTGGTGGTCCGGGTGACCAGGCGCGTGCCGACCGAGGCGTG